GCGCCGGCAACCGGCGCAGTCGAGGGACCGAGCGCGGTCCCCTTCAAACCATCCTGCATACGGATGGTGCAATACTTCAACTCTATCCTGGCCAAGGTGTTTCTCCTATGTGACAAGTTCCAAGCCATCTGGCCAGATGCCAGATTGCTTACATTGACGAATACGCACGCACAGTCCGTTGTAAGACACGCCAAGCACCCTGGCGGCTTCCTTAATCGTGCTGTAGGCAACGCCACGCACACGCACGGAAGACGAGTGATTAGGGCGAGCACGCTTGATTGCCTTCTGACGGATCAACTGACGTGCTGCGTCAGATTGCCGCCGACCCCACATGCTGTTCCTTTCCCCTAAGTGCGATAGAGACATCTTGCAACGTGTCTCTGACGACGGTTTCACACCCACCGTTCCCTCGCCGCCAAGCGTCAGGTTGTAGCCACGAGGGGCCAAGGTCCCAAGCACCACGACGGCGTAATACTCCATCTTCCTGATCCAGTCATCGGGGCCTTCATACCAGACCTGAAAATCCAGGTTCTCACGACCGTATTTCCTGATCGCCTGCTGCACCAATTTAGAACCGTGACCGGAGAAGTGTTCCACCTTTCGTCTCTTCGGGTCATTGGCTATGCCGACGTATTGTTTCCCATTCACCCTGTTCGTGATGACGTAGAGAAACATCGCTTAACCATCCAAGTAAACAACGTAACGGGCGTCGATCATCACCTGCTTCTGCCGGTCCGTCTGATCGGTCTGCCCGAAGTGAAACACGCGCGCGGCATTGTTGCGGCCGGGCCGTGGAATGTAGCAGTCCACCAGACTGCCATCGTCGCCCGGCTCCTTGCCGAGGCGCTGCAACGGGATCGGGTGGTCCAGAGCCTCGTGGAACTTTCCCACTGCCACGAGAATGTCGTACTGGTTTCCGTTGATCTCGTACCGGCTCGTAAAGAGCACGTTGATGTCAAGACTCACTTCGTAGTAGTCCTTGCTCATTTCCCGCGAGTAGGGACCGGACATACGAATCTCGACGCGCTGGGGTGCCTCCATGAACTCCGTCGTCCGTTCATCCAGCCCCTCCACAAGTGCCGGAATGCCTGCCTCCCTGGCACTCTTCTTCAGCAAGGTCGCCACGGACGCGAACGACCAGCGTGCCCAATTCGGATTGACTGCCATTGGCGCACCTAGAGGGTGTTAGAGGTAGAATGCAGCGTCATGCGATCATGTGCCGCGACGAGAATCTCACTAGGGTCTTCAAACCGGCCCTTCAATTCCTTGGCAATGACCAGCCAAGCCGTGTCGTACTCGTACTCCGCGACACTCTCGATGTCATAGTGCCGGTTGTTGAAAACGATCCAGTCGTCCTTTTGCAGCACCAGGTCCGCGGGCACGTCGCTGCGGTCGAAAAGAAAGTGCCGGCCGCTGGTGTCGAAGCTGCTCCCTTGGATGATCGCCCGATTGGCGGTCATGGCACCCGCATTCTGCCGAACCTCGCGCTGCGTCTTGGCCGGTAGCACGACGGCCCGCCGGACCTTCCACTGGTTGATCGACCAGTACGCCTGGCCGGTCTCCGGGTCCGTATGCACGATCTTGCGACGTACCACCACCCGTGCGCCGTGCTGACGCTTGTGGATGTACATCGACAACCGCACGAAGCGGTCGTGGATCGGGTTGGAGTTGTTGTTCATGGCACTACCCTTGAGGGCATTTCGCCTTGGTACGCAGCGGGCATTCGACAACTTCCAGGGCCTTTTCCAACCGCTCCATCATGCCGGTGTTCTGCGATATGACATCCGTGCAGCGCTCGACCAGCGGCAAGATCACCTGACGGTGCTCGTCTTCCAGCTTCGAGATGCGCTTGCTCATGCGCAATTCGCGGAGCCAGTTCTGCCAAAGGAAGAACCCCACAACCACAGCCAGCGGTCCATACTGCCGTAGCAGTAGCAAGCAATCACTGAGTCCCATAGCCGAGCCTCCCGTCGAAAGTGAGAAAGACCACCCGGCCCGGATTCCGCCGGGCCGGGTGGCTTCGTTTACCGAACGACAGGGCTTAGCCCTGGAGAACAACGCAGAGGTTGGTGTCCAGGACCGCCACGCCCGCCAGCAGGTCCAGGTTCACGACCGTCCCGCCGGACGCGATGCTGTACTGCATCGAGACCCGCATGGCGATGTCGTTGTAGACACCGACGTGGGACAGCACGCCCATCGCGTTGTTGGGGATGGCCAAGGGCCGAGTCACCAAGGCGATGGCGTTCCGGTGGAAGGCCAGGTTCAGTGCGCCGGCCGGGCCGGGGAAGCACTTGTCGGTGGCGTTGATGGCCTGCTCCAGCGGCCGATCCAGGTAGACGGCCTGGTAGGTGCCCGCCGGATTCTGCGTGCCGTCCGAGTTAGCCCGGTAGGACTCGATCACCGTGTAGTTCACGCGGCCGGAGCCGGTGCCGAAGGCGACCAACTGGCCGATGGCCGGCGGCGAGTTCCAGGTGCCCACGACCACCGCGTCCGCGTAGCCGGCTGCGTAGGCATTCGCCACGACGCACGACTTGTACACCGCCAGCGGAGCCAAGGCGGCGGTGGCGTACTTGTTCGCCTCGTTGAGGGTGATGGCCGTGGTGGCACCGCTGCCCGTGGTGGCAGCCGTGATGTAAGTCGGCTGGTCGTTGCCGGCCACGACGGCGAACTCGCCGATGACGACGGCGTAGTCGGCCAGGGTGACGGCCTGCGAGCCGCCCGCACCGGCGTTCAGGGCGTTGGTGACGGTGCCGGTCACGTCCACGTCGCAGTTGGACTGCACGACGCTGTTGACGTTCTGGTCCATGTAGGTGTCGAACCCGAGGATGCGCCCCAGGGTCGCGCTTTCCAACGCCGTGCCGAAGTCCCCGCGCATCTGGGCGGCGATGAAGAGTTCGTTCTTCAACAGCGCCGTCTCGCTGATCGGGGCGAGCACCAGGTTGCGGCCCTCCAGCGGGGCCTTGTTGATGTTCAACTGCTCGCGGGCCTCCAGCACGTAGTCCTTGCTGTTCTGGCAGGACAGGTTCGCCAGCCGGCCCACGCGCTGCGTCGGGCCGCCGAGGAACTTGTGGCACTGGCCGAGGACGGCGCGATCCACGGAGCGGGCGATCGTCATCATGCCAGGGCGGAGGTAGATGTCCACCAGGTCTTGGAAGGACTTGCTGGCCTCGCCGTCCTTGATGGTGAACGAGGTGTAGAACCACTGGTTCAGCGGCACCTGGACGTTGGTGGCGCTGGCGTCCTGGTTCTGCAACGTGTCCCCGTCCGCCTTGCGGCGAATCTGGAAGGTGCCGGGCCGGCGGGTGTTCACCACGTCGCCGAACTGGCGAATCTCGTTCTCGAAGTCGCGGTGAACGAGGTTGGCGATGACCATGTTCTCCTGGAGGATCGCCAAGCCCTCGGACGCCCACAACTCGGGAATGAAAGCGGAGTTGTCGTTGTCGAAACAAGCGAGCACCGCGGCGGAAATGTAAAGCGGATTCATCGTTCAAAACTCCAAGATGTCAGACAAGAAACTTCAAGGGCCGCAACACGCGGCCCTCAAAACGACGAACCCCTGAGAAAGGGAACTAGCGGCGAGCCGGCCCCCGCTTGGGAGCCCGCAATCCGAGAAGCTCAGGGTTCTTCTCCCGGATTTCGAGGTACTGTTGCATGGACAGCTTCCTCGGATCGACCTTGCCGTTGCTGCCCGCCGCGATGCCGGCGGTTGCCGAATTGGCCCCGATGCCACTGACGACGCCGCCCTTGAAGAGGTTGCCGTACACGTCAGCCAACTCCTTCATGCGTTTCACGGCCTCGTCGGGCGTGCGAGTCATAATCACATGCTCGTTGGTCGTGGCGTCCACATCGGGCATGTCCACCATCGGCTTGTACTTGCCGGTGGGCTTGCCCGTCTTCTCGTCCATGATCTCCATCATCCGCGTCCAAGGCTTCAGTTGCGTGACGATCTGCGCGGGGCTCCACGCATCGTGCTTCACGGCGGCGTCCTGCAACGACCGCTCGATGGTGGAATCCCGGTAGAGGGCCTCCCACACCTGCGTCCGCTTCTCGGCGTCCGTGACCTTGGCCTGGTACTGCTCCTCCAACTGGCGCTTTTCCAGGGTCAACTGCTGGTCCTTGGTGCGCAACTGACCGGAGATCGTGTCCAGGTTCTCCTTGAGCGTCTGACGTTCCTGCTCGGTCAGGCTCTTGCTCTTGGCCAGTTCGTTGAGTTGCGATTCCATCTTCTGCAACTGGGTCTGGTGCTTGCGACGGTCTTCCGCCAGGAAGCGATTGAGGTCCTCCTGCGTGAACCGCCCCTCACCCGCGCCAGCCCCGCCGCCTGCGCCCGCGCCCGCCCCGCCTCCGGCTCCGGCACCCGCGCCGGCTCCCGCACCGGCCCCGGCACCCGCGCCGCCCTCACCCTCGCCCTCGAAGCAAGCCAACACGGAACGCGAAAGATACAGCGAATTCATCTCACGTCTCTCTTTCCCACAACTGAACTTAGAGGCGCGCAATACGTTGTGGTCCGCACGGCGTCTGGGATTTCCACGGCTTTAGAATTGGCCGCCGTGTTGGCCAACAACGAACGGCTCTGTCAGACCGCGACTAGCGTGTCTGCGCAGAGAGATACGAAGGAACCTCCTACGCCCGGCTCAGACGCAGGGCTTGATCGTCCCGCAGGAAAGGCTTGATAAGCGACCAGGCCAGGGGATTGGGCACAAGGTTTATCAGGTGCTCAATGGGCACCATGTTCCGCTCGTAGTGCGTGCGGACCTCGGCGTAGCCCTGGGCCGTGACCATCAGGTTCTCAAGCTCCATCTGCGGGTCGATCCCGTCCAACAGACTGTAGGCCAACTCGTACTCGGCCATGACGATGGCATCGGGAACCACCGTGTCGGAGCCGCGAGGGAATTCCAAGGGCTGGCTCGCATTGGCCGCCCGCTCCTCCTCGCGGTACTGCTGATCCGCTTGCCGGTCGTGAAGGATGCCTTCCGCGGTCCGCCAAGGCGGCAAGACCTGCTGATGGAAGACCCAAACCGCGTTCTTGTCGCCTTTGAAGTTCAAATTCAGTAGTTCGACGTTCGTTTGAATTGCTATAGGTGAACGCAAGGCCCCTCGTGTAAAAGACTTGTGTCACGAGTCGTTACACGGAGGAGGCCATGCGTTCAAGGACGAATTGTACCATAG